CTATTACGATAGGAATGGAAACAAGCGTGAAGCAAACTCAAAGCTTACTTATGCCGAGCAGGCGGCAAAGATATTGCGAAGCGCAGGTTGGCGTGTGATTATCAAAACACCGCCTACACTTGACCCGGCACATTCCGATAAGTTCCGGTTGATTAATACTTTGCTGCGTGAAGACGGAAAAAACAATCTGCCGTATATTCGGATCAATAAATATAATTGTCAGGACCTTATTACTTCACTTGAATATGCAGAAGCCAAAGATGATGGCAAAGGCATTAAGAAAGATAAATCATCTGAACGAAATAAAAACTTTCCACAGGAACACGCCACACATTTATCTGATGCATTTGACTTACCTATCTATTGGCGATACAAAGACAAGCTGTCATCAGGTGACAGTTGGATGGTGCCGATTGGCGGATAACACGATGCTTATTTATATTAGGATTCATATTTCCTGCATTCAAAAAAAGGAAAGTGTAGAAAAATGTTAGGGCGTGGCGGAATTTTCGCACAGGTTTGAGAATAAAACAAGTATTTTGAAAGTGTATTTTTTTGAAAATTAGAAAAATAGCTTTTTCATTTTGCGAATTTGATATGTAAAACTTATCTGTTTTGTTTTGTCCTTTCTTTTGAAAATGTATTGATGAATATTTGTGTATGCAAAAAACAATTATTCTCAAAAAAGTATTACAGGAAATGCACGAGTGGGATAAATACGGAAATCCTGTAAAATTCAATATTGCCGTGCGAGAATATAACAGGCAAAATAAAATGGGTGGGAGATTGCGCCGGTATAGAAAAGCAAGTTTGTTGATGTTACCAAAAAAAAATCGTTTGTCTGAAATTGAAAGATTGAAACATAAAAGAAAAGTGGTTGCCGAAAAAAAACCGAATCACTTTTTGAACCGGACACGAAATATAAAATTAGCTACCGGTGAAATAAAGAAAATAAACATTCTGCTTATAACAGAATTTAACGGACAAAAAGTTGTTTATTAAAATGAGTGCAGTTACAAAAATATCAGAAGGAATTTATGCCGCAGGCAACTCGGTTGGTGTTTTCAAAAAAACTGAAAAACCGACCGTTGTTAAAGATGAAAGCAATGAAAACGATATAGTATCTTGGGGCGACAGCAACAAATATCCGCAGGAGTTTTTAGAAGCTTTACGAAAAAACGGCGCGGCAAATGGTGCCTTAAAAATATTGAAAGCCACGCATTTTGGTGAAGGACTTACCTTATATAAAGATGATTTTCAGGAAGGAAAGAAAAATCACACCTTGGTAGACGTTAAAGATTTTCCGGAAATAAACAGTTTTTTCAAACAAAACAAAATCAACCGCTTCTTTTTTGAAACGATAACCGATTTGGAATTATGGGATTTTGCCTTACCGGAATTTATTGTTTCAAACGATTATAAAAAAATTGTCCGTATAAAAAGACAGCGATCTGCTTGGGCGAGGTTTAAGCCGATGGGAAAAGATGGATTGATTTCAACCGCATATTTAAAACCGGATTGGGAAGATGACGCAATTGAAAAAGACACGCCTAAATTAAATTTGGTTGATCCGTATTGGTCCGTTGAAGAGATTCGGGACTATTTGAAAAAGAAAAACATTAAAAAGTTTGTCATTCCAACTTATATGCCGATGATAGACGAAGTCTATTATCCTAAGGTTGGTTGGCACAGCTCTTACCACAATGGTTGGTTTGAGGTTTCCAATTCAGTTGCGGAACTCAAAAAATATATTTTCAACAATCAGATCCATTTGAAATATATTATTCACATAAGCGAAAAATATTTTGAAAAATACTACGCCGGCGAATGGGACGAATATTCCATTGAGAAAAAAGAAAACATTCGTAATAAACTGATTGAAACTATCAATGATCACCTTATGGGTAACAAAGCCGGTGGGCGTTCTATCACAGCACCGAAGTTTTTGGACGATAACGGAAACTACGTGAAAGGAATTGAAGTGGACGTAATTGATAATAAAATGAAAGACGGCGCACACCTGCCGGATGCAGCAGCCGCTAACTCTGAAATATTGTTTGCGATGGGTGTCGATCCTACTTTGATAGGTGCCGGTATTCCCGGTGGAAAATTGGGTGCCGGTTCCGGTTCCGATAAACGCGAAGCCTTTACCATTTTATCAGGTTTATTCAAATCCCGCAGGATGGTATCATTGGAAATTTGGGATTTCATCCGTGATTACAACGGTTGGGAAAGTGATTTAAAAGCTTCATTCCCGAATATTGTTTTGACAACACTCGACAAAAACCCAACCGGTAAAGAAACTAAAATGTAAGTTATGGCAAATTTGATTAACAGCACCAGCGAATTGCAAGAATATATTTCCGTTTCCGGATCATTAGATTTTGATTTGGTTTTGCCGTATGTAAAAAAAGCAGAACGAAAATATTTGGAGCCTATTTTTACAAAAACCGAATTACAAAATATAATTACCGCTACGGAAGGAATTAAAAAAGATGTGCAAGAAATATTATCGGACGCATCCGCCAACTTTGCCTTATTGTTGGCGTTGCCTGTAATTGCCGTTGATTTTTCAAATATAGGATTAACCGTTTCAAACAACGAAAGCATAAAACAGGCGGAATGGTGGCAAGTGAAAGATTTAAAACGCAGCTTGGCAGATTCCGCATATAGCAGTATAGATGAAACATTGATATTAATGGAAGCAAACGCCGATGATTTTTCCGATTGGAAATCATCTGAAAGCTATACCGTTTTCAAAGAATTATTGGTAAACCGCACCGATATTTTCGACAAATATTTTCCTATTAAAAAAAGCCGTAGAACATTTTTAGCCTTAAAACACTTCATTGAAGAAGTGCAAGATGAATATGTATTGGCACCGCTTGGAACTGCCACGCTTGATTTGTTATTAGGTGACAGCGACAAAGTAAATGTCAAACAAGTAAAAAAGCTACTGCAAAAAGGCATTGTAGCAATGACGATTGCCAAGGTAGCCGATACCGCTACATTTGAATTAACGGACACCGGATTATTTTACCGGTGGGAAGAATTGCCGGGAGAAAAAACAAAGTTGGTGCCGGATAAAAACCTGCAAAGATTACGCGAACAAAAAGAAACGGCAGCCGATAATTATTTCAGGCAAGCCTTAAAAATTATAATGGATAACCCTGCTGATTTTCCTGATTATAGCATTCCGGAAACCAATTATGAATTACCGGTGCAAAAGTTTGATTCAGGCTTGGGCTTATAATGTCCTTTGCTTTGCAGATTGAAAAAATGATTTTTACACAGATGAAAGAAAAAACCATACATATCAACTTACCAAAATCACTTAACGAGCTGACCGATTGGCAACTCAAAGAAGTGATGAAAGTGGTAGAGCTTTACGGCTCTTACACTTTTAAAAACAAATACCGGATGAAGTTGATCACACTTCGGTTATTGGTGATTTTGATGTTGGGTAAATTTTCATTTAAAAAGCTTTATCAATTTTTTGTATTGATAAAAAATGTGCCGTTGCTCGATCCGGTGATTCAGGAAAATATTCAATTCATTTTCAAACTTGATGAATTGACAAAGTTTCCAAAAAAAGTAAAATGCGGTTTTTTGTGCCGGTTATACGGACCGGCTGACCGCTTGGCAAACTTGACAATATATGAATTCAACTTTGCCGACTTATTTTTTTACGAGTGGATCAAAACAAAAGACATATCGGCATTAAACAGGTTGGTTTCCGTGTTATACCGTCCAAAAGCCGACAAACCTACCGATGCCGATATGCGCCGTCCGTTTGTCAAAGAAGCTTTGCCACGGATTTCAGAAAAAGCAGTTAAAATAGATCACTATACAAAATTAGCCATTGCTCACGCTTTTGGCGGAAGCAGGGTATTGATAGAAAAACAATTTCCGCAAGTTTTTCCGAAAAGAAAAAAAACAGCGGATAACAGCGGAAAGTATGTATTGTTTGAAGAAATCATTAATCAATTTGTGTTGAGCGAAAACAAACCGCTTGGCAATTTGTATGAAACGCAAAACAGTTATATGTATGATTTTTTGAAACTGCTTAACGCAGAATTAAAAAACCAAAAAGAGTTAGAAAGAAAATATGCTAAATAGACAGCTCACATATCAAAAGTTAGCCGATTATATGAAAGCATTAGCCGATAATCACACGGCTATCAATTCTTTTATCAGTTATTCGGAAAAAGAATTGGCTACCGAAATGCGCAAAAGGCAGGCGTTAACCTATCCGGCTTTGGTGTTGTTTGGTTATTCCGGAAAGTTAGATGGAAACAAACAACGCACATTTGCCGAACGATACATTGCCTTTGCTATTGTTAGTAAGGTTGACAAGCGTGATGATTTTCAGGCACAATACCAAGCCATTAACGATGCCGAACAAATTGGCTTATCCGTATTAAGCAGAATCAATTATGACAGCAAACAGCCGGCTATTGAATGGCTGTATAATGCTTTTGACAAAAATTCCGTGCGTTTTTCGGAAATAACAGGACGCGAAACTGACAATTTATTCGGAATGGAATTTCATTTTGAATTAAAAAATAAAGAGCCGTTAATTGTTGATGCTAATGATTGGCTTGATGAGATAAATTGTTAACTATGGTAGAAGTAAAATATATACAAATTGACAACACCCCAACCACATGGCTACCCA